CTGGATTCTTAATTATCAACACCCTGTTACAGATGCCAATAAACATGTTGTGTGATGTTGAGTTGAAACAGCTCCACTGCCCGACCACTCCGGCCGGGCCCACGTATTTGTTAGAGGTTCTAGGGGGTCTATTCTTATACAACAACGTTAGACCATCAAATTCCAGTTTTAAAGCTGAAAATATAGGCCTATCTAATCTAGGATTAGCTAAGCACTGCGTGGCCCAGCGTTGTTCTATTAGTCACTCCCTATCCTCTGCGGCCCAGTTGGCCTTAGCAATTTGACGCACGAGCGGTAGGTAACTGTTCATCGCGACATCAGAAAGCTGATGGCCTATGCTGATTTGGGTATTCCCAGAGACCACGTTCCTGTACGTGGACAGGAATGCGTTCTCGTTCCAGCTACCATCTGGGCGCATGGTAATAGCTATTTTATCTGCAATCAAGCGGATGCGGTGCATTTGCTGGTAATTATCACTGTGTTTAATTGGATCGGGCACAAGAACAGGAATCCAAGAACCGAAGTCCATCCAATCCCTCTTGTAATTAGGTGGATACATAATCAAATGTCCCGACACTAAGTTCTTGTACTTTGAAGCTGTCCAATCCCTAAGGAAATTGGGCTTACCGTCATTTACCTCATAGAAAAATTTGATCCAACCACTACTAAGTCCATGATCGGCAACGCAATGGTATTCGATCTTTCGTCTGTTTTCAGTTGAACGATCCAAACTTATCACGTCGTAGGATATTTTCTGAGTTTTACTCTGACAATCCCACAAACCGACATCAACAGGTGGTGGTTGATTCCAAATTGCATGCCATGTTGCTTCGATCGGCACGTTACTAGATTCAGTTATAGCTCCATACTCCAAAGTTTCCTTCCAACTTTTGCTAGTTAGCTCATAAGAACGCTCATTAGGAGTTCGCCCATCTCTCCTTATTACGACACAACCCTTATCAAACAGATTTGAGACTGTGTCCAAAGTCATGCTGCTGTACTCTGTTGAGTATTGCACCTTGATCTTTGTCTTAGAAACTAAGTAGCTTTCACTAATTTTAATTACATTGTTGATCCGCATCAACACTCTTTTGCGATGGTTAAGTACCAACCGGTATACTAACCACATGGTTCCAACTACTAGAACCAAAGTAACGATCCAGTTAAAATTCTCCCAAGTGACCAATTTGGAATAATTCGGACTATCACGCTTTACCCTGTAATACAGGTCTTTAAATTTCCTCCCACAGGAAATGGAAAAGTTCCTGCTATATTCCAGCGGATCGGGAATTCCGCTGGCGAGTAACCGGTTGTGAATGGCGACTCGAGATGCTTTACTCACCCCCCTATCTTTTCGGGCATCAAGGGTTATATCTTTTATATATCTCATCGTCTTTGTTATCGAAAATGGCCATGTCAATTTGCATGGATCAATACTTCACGCTTTAAGCCCGTTATAAAGCCTACATCGTATCGAATCGCGCGTTAACGCACCCGATGGCCTTCGCCATCACACAGCTTACGCAGTTCTTGGTGATTACAACAGCGAACATGCTCCGGTATGTTTACATCACCACCGGGATTAAGAGGTCTG